CTGCTTTTTTGACAATTAAGAGTTGACATTCGTTCCTAGTTCAGTTATCATATAAATAGAAGTATAATTTATATGGAGTGATTGAATGTTAAGTCTCACAGAACACATAGAACTTGTTGAGGCAAAGGGCAAAAAACCGAAGGGTGCAGAGTTTGAAAATATTATCTGTGCCGCTTACAATATAAAGTCCTTGCGTCAAGATAAGCAAAAAGCAATTAAATCAGCAGAAACCAATTGGAAACCCCTTTATGATGATTGGTTAGAGGTTGGTGATAAGATTGTAAAAAATTCATTTGGAAGACCTAGTGGAACTATGAAACACTTTGGTTCTGGTAATGCTCCTCTCAACCCTAAATGGGATTCTTACTTCATTCAAACCACAGGTAAACCTGCTGGTGGTTCTACAAAGACACCAAAAACTGATATGTATATTGGAAAACAAAATATCAGTCTAAAGAAGTATGGTGGTTCACAATTAATGTCTGGTGGCAAAGCCGAAACTCTTGCAACTCTTGCTGCAGCATATGACAATTTATCTGATAGTGTTAAAAGCAAAGCACTGAATGAGTCTTGGAACTCACTAACTGACGAAATTGAAAAGGATTTTATTTCTTTTAAATTACCAGCTGGTGGGCAAATAACTGATTTTAAACGAGCAATTAAAGATGGTGTTGACGATGATTTGACTAATTGGGTAAAAGAAAGATTGCAAAAACAAACTGCAATGACTCAATCTCTACAGGATTTACTTAATACAAAAGAGATTAACAGAGAAGTAGTTCGTGAAGCAATGACAGGAAATCAAAAATTTAAAGACCAACTACCAAAAGCAACACATATTTTGAAATTTGATGAACAAGGTAAATCTGATTATGTTCAAATCAATGACAAATATGTTGACTATGTTGCATCTCAAACTTCATTTAATATTTCATTTAAAACATCTGGAACAGGTGGTAGTGCATGGACTGCTACAAAGGGTATATTTAAAGAAGCGTTTGAACACGCATATGAAGAAGAATTATTACATGAAGGATTATTTGATAAAGTTGTTGCTGGTGTAAAATCTGGTGTTCAATTTTTAAAGAACATTCTTAAAAAAATGCTATCTTATATTTGGAACAAAGTTAAGACATTACTTGTTTCTGGTATTGATAAAGTGCAAGAAATTTTAGGTATAAGACTTGATGTTTCAAACGGCAACCCAAAGGTTAAATTCTAATGTTAACATTAATGGAAAACAAAGCAGGAAAGAATCTGCACCTTGAACATATCGAAGATGAGATACTTAACTTTGGTGTGCCAGGTGGTCGTGCTGCAATCAACTTTATGCGTTCACTAAGAGATATGTTCTCTGGTGAAAGTCGTAGTTCAGTCAACATGACTGTGAAATGGGATGGTGCTCCTGCAATCTTTGCTGGTATTGACCCAGAAGATGGTAAATTCTTTGTTGCAAAGAAATCTGTATTTAATGTAAACCCAAAACTGTACAAGACGGAGGCAGAAATAGATGCTGATTTATCTGGAGCTCTCAATTCTAAATTTAAAGTATCGCTTAAAGAATTTTCTAAGTTGGGTATCAATGGGGTATTACAAGGTGACCTCATGTTTACAGATGATGTTGAAACAACAACCATTGATGGCACCAAGTATTATACTTTCCAGCCTAATACTATTGTATATGCAATTCCAACAGATAGTGAATTGGGTAAGGTAATCAACAAAGCAAAAGTTGGTATTGTCTGGCACACAACTTATACTGGTTCTGCACTACAAGACATGAAAGCATCATTCGGTGCAAACATCAAAGGACTGACAAAGACATCTACAGTATGGATGGATGATGCAACTTATAAGGATGCATCTGGTACTGCAACATTTACATCAACTGAGAATGCAGAAGTTACTGGACACCTATCAAATGCTGGTAAAACATTCCAGAGAATTAACTCTGCAAAGTTGACCAAGTTTTTACGACTACAGGATTCACTGACAGGTAAGTTGGTGGGTGCATCTCTCAAAACATATGATAACTCAAAGGTTCGTAAGGGTGAAGCAGTTAAGAACCCAAAACAACACGCTGCTGGATATGTTACTTGGGTAGAAAATCACTTTCTAAAAGAGATTGGAAAGGTTAAGACCCAAAAGAGTAAAGATGCTCTGGAAATAAAAGGTAGAGAATACGCAAGAGAATTTAAGAAAGATTTAACTAATTTAGAACAAATTATCGCATTTCAATCTCATCTGGTTAACGCTAAGATGGGGATTGTAAAAAAACTAAATAGTGTAAAGGGTTTAACTGATACCTTTATTAAGACAAAAAATGGATTTAAAGTAACTAACCCAGAGGGTTACGTTGCAATTGACAGGGTATCAGGCGATGCAGTAAAACTCGTAGATAGAATGGAATTTAGTTTTAATAACTTTACTGCAATTAAGGCATGGGATAAATGAGAAATTTTAAAGACTTATACGAAGAAACCGTAGAGGAAAAGAAGTCTCCATCTGAAATTATGCAACAGCGTAGGAAGATGGGTAGACGTATGAAACTTCTCGCAAGAAAGTCTTCTACTAAAATGAAGAAGAAGCGAGCAAAAGTAAGACGCCGTGACCCAGATGCGTTACAGGCGATTGCAAAACGTCAAGCAAAAATGATGGTCATCAAACGTAGTTTGGGCCCTGCTGTAAATTACAAAGAACTCCCCATCCAAAAAAGAATTCAAATTGACCAGAATATCGTTGCAAAGAAACGTAAGGTCATCGACAAAATTTCAAAGAAACTTTTGAGACAGTTGAAAGCTGGTGAAGGTGAACGAATTAAGAAAAACAAAATGGCAGCGGCCGATGCGGTGGGAGATTAATATGAAAAGTTTCAATCAAATACATGAAGCAAGAGGTGATACCGCTGTATTTACATTTGGTAGATTCAATCCACCAACAACTGGTCACGAAAAACTTATAGATGCACTTTCAAAAGAACAGAGTAAAAACTCTGGTGCTCCAATGTATGTGTATCCATCTCATTCGCAAAATCCTAAAAAAGACCCCCTTCCACATAATAAGAAGGTTGCATACATGAGAGCAATGTTCCCAAAATACAAAAAGAACATCGTAGTCAGTAAAGCAAGAAATGTGTTTGAAGTTGCAACAGAGTTGCATAATAAAGGACATAAAGCAGTTGTCATGGTTGTCGGTTCTGATAGAGTTGCAGAGTTTGATAATCTACTTAACAAATATAATGGTGAAGAAGGTAGACACGGTTTTTACGGATTTGATGATATTAAAGTAATATCTGCTGGAGAACGTGACCCAGACGCAGAAGGTGTAACTGGAATGTCTGCATCTAAAATGCGTGCTGCTGCAGCTGCAAACGATTACGAATCCTTTAAGGGTGGATTACCCTCTAGTTTTAAACAGGGAGAAAAACTGTTTGCTGATGTTCGTAAGTTCATGAATATCAAAGAAGAATATAATTTTACATTAGAAGAACTAAATCGTGACCTATACATTCGTGGAGAGATTTGGAATGTTGGTGATGTTGTGAAAACAACTGATGGTGACGAAGGCACAATCATTCGCAAAGGTACAAACTATGTTGTGTTTGAAGACTTGAGAAGAGTGTGGTTACACAACCTTGAAGAAGTCAAACAGGACAAGGATATCAAAGATAGAGAAGGTACTCAACCAGCAAAGTATTTTGCAAAAGATGCTGATGGTGATGAAATGTCAGTCGCAACTAAAAAGAAACGTGCTGCCCATTTTGCAAAGAGTAAGTCTGGCCCTGCGCCTGGCGATGCTGACGCAGATACAAAACCGTCTAAACATACTAAGAAGTTCAAACAGATGTATGGTGAGGATGAAGACCCATGTTGGGATACTCATAAACAGGTCGGAACTAAAATGAAGAACGGTAAAAAAGTTCCTAACTGTGTTCCTAAAGAGGAAATTGAAGTTGATGAAAAAACAACTTATATGAGAAAAGATAAAAAGTTACCCAATCTCAAAGTTAAAGTTAATAGACGTTCTGATAACGATACACTCGCAAAAAGAATTAGAGGTAATCCTGCTAAAAAACTTGGAATGAAAGAAGAAGACGTTCTGGATGAAAAGATTGATGGATTGGTCAAGAAGGCAGAAAAGTCTGGTATGCCGTACGGAATTCTAAAGAAAGTATATGACAGAGGAATGGCTGCATACAAGACAGGACATAGACCTGGCACTACTGCACAACAGTGGGCGTTTGCGAGAGTGAACTCTTTTACAACCAAGTCATCTGGTACTTGGGGTAAAGCAGATGCTGACCTTGCTGCAAAAGTAAGAGGTGAATCAAAAGAGATTGGTAAAGAATTTAGTGACCACACTCGTAAGATGACACCAGGCCAATCTGCGACTAAAGAATCCGTTGAAGAATGGTACTTGGATGAAAATACAAGAGATAAATATGAAGAAAGATTTGGAGATAACTGGTTAACAAAACTAACAGAAACCTATAATAAGATGTTATCAAAACTTCCTTGTTGTGATGATTGTGATGGTTTGTATGAACATACTATCGTAGAGTCTGAATATCAAGGAAAGAAAGTAAAACTAAACGACCCAATTCGTACAAGCGAAAACCCAAATAAGAAGTTCAAAGTTTACGTTAATAACGAAAAGGGTAAAGTTGTTGTAGTTCGTTTTGGTGACCCAAATATGTCTATTAATCGTGATGACCCAAAAGCAAGGAAGTCATTTCGTGCAAGACACGGTTGTGATAAAGACCCTGGCCCTAAGTGGAAAGCAAAGTATTGGAGTTGCTACCAATGGCGTGGTGGTGCAAAGGTAGATAACTAAAGGAAAAAACAATGAGTAAATATACAAAAACTATGAGACAAGCCCTTGCCGAAATGTCAGAGGCGTTCTCTCAAAAACAAATAAAGATGGCAATTGGTATTGCATCAGATAAAAGATATGCTGGTGGAAATATGACAGGTGCTGTTAAGCAAATTGAGAAACTTAAAAGAGGATTGTCAGACCACCCACAGGTTGCTGCTGTTTTGAAAAGACAAAACGAAATGTATGATTCAGATGCAGAACATACTAAAGACCCAAAGAGTCATGTCAAACTCAATAAAGAAACTGGTAAATACTGCGTTTACGATATGAAAGATAAGAAGGTTGCAGAGTTTGATACAAAGGATGAAGCAGAAGCATATTCAATAAAGAATCATGATGCATTGATGAATGAACAACAACTAGATTATGGAAGTATTGATGAAGGTAGAATGAAAGAACTTCATGGTTACATTGCAAAAGGAATGTCTGCTGAAGACATTGCAAAGAAAATGAAACTTGATTTGAAAACAATCAAATCACTTATGAAAGAAGAAACTGAACAAGAAGAGTGTGCCTGTTGTGAAGAAACACCATGTGTCTGTGAAGATGATTGTGAGTGTAAGTCACTTGGTGAGATGGCATACAAGCCTGGTTCTTTTAAAGATACTCGCCCACAAGAAAAGGCCGCAAAGGCATTGGACGGAATTATTAAAACTGGTGGTTTGGATAAGAAAGATTTTCAAAAGGCAAGAGCATTGTACGTTCAAGCAAGTGATGCTGGTTCAAGAGAAAAACTTAAAAAGTTTATTGGTAATTTAGATACAGACCCACTTGAAACAATTTTAGATATTATTGGCAAAAATGACCCACAAACTTTTCAACAGATGTATCCAAAGTCAAAGCCTGGACAAATGTTATCTACAATTGCATATAATCATAGAAGTGTAAAGTCTGAAAATATTAATGAAGCAAAGTTTAGTGATGGTATGATTGATAAACTTAAAAAAGCATATGAACCTATGAAGGGTAAAAAGATTAACCCAACACCTTTAATGAAAATATTTGATAAAATTGATTCAAATAAAAATGGTTTAGAACAATTATATAAAGCAGATATACCTTTTGTTAGTATGATGGCAATGTCAAGACTTATGCTTAAACATAATTATAAAGCAGATGATATAAACAAACTTGGTAAAATCAGAAGAGAAGACTTTGTACTTGATAGAGCAATTAATGAAGCGGTCAATTACAATTTTGCCGCAGTAGATAAAAAGGGTAAAGTCATTGGTTTTTCATCTAAGGAATCTGATGCAAAGGATATGGCAAGAAGAAACAAAGGTAGAGTTGTTACTCTAACAAAACCTCTTGCACCAAAAAAGGGTGATATGATGGTTAACAGACCATTCCCAGATGAGATGGATAAGTTTCCAACTAATACGAGTGCAACTCAAGGTAAACGTATGGAAGAAGTCGAACTTGATGAAAGAAAGTTTGAAGCTGGTAAGTCTGCGTCTGGTTACGATATATTCCATAAAGACTTTTCATCTGCAATGCAACACGCAACTGCATTTGCAAAGAAAAAAGGACAACCAATTAAGAAAGATGAGATTGATAGTAAAGTTGCAACAGGGCCTAAAAAACCTAGTTCTGGCAAAGAAAACTCATATACTCTTGAAACTGAAAAGGGTAAGATGTGGTCTGTCCAAGTGTACAACATGGGTAGTAAATTTGAACTCAATATGTACTTAACATCCTCTCATGTTCCAGAGGGTGAAGAACTTGATGAGGGTATGAAGATGAATGACCCTAAGTTGCTCAAAATGTTTGACAAACTAAAGAAGGGTTCTAAGATTAAACTCAAAACCAGTTCTACAATTAGTCAAGGTAAAGACTATGTAGAATACATTGTTAAGTCAAAGAACACAGTAAACAAAGGTAAAGTAGAAAAGATTACACTTGCAACTGTGGGTAATGAGAAGGCAGTTAAGAAGTACCTATACAAGAGAGATGGAACTGTAGGATTTGCTATTGGTGATATGGGTGCATCTATTGACGATATTAAAGAGAGTACTAATGAAGTACCAGAAAACATGGCTGCGTACCTTGCTGCTATAACAAAACAACTAGGAGAAAGATAATGTCAAAATATTTTGATACAAAACCTGGCAGTCTTGAAGAAGCAGTAAGTACTGCACAACAAGCTGCTATCGCCATTTCTAAAAAGGAAAAGGGTGAAAAACCAAAAGAAGAAAATAATTTCATCTATGCTGCTAAAATGGCAAAGAAGAATGGTGAAAAAACTTTCACTATTGGAAGTAAAGAATACAACGTAGAAGACTACATCGAAGAAGAAGTTCTTGATGAAAATCAGTACTATGAGTACAAATTCAAAAACAAGAACGATGCAATGGCAGCAAAGAAGATGCTTGATGCGGTTCAGTTAATGAGTTTTGACATCAATGATGATAACATCTCTAATGGTGAACTTATGGTTGACGCTGGTAAGAAAAATATGAGTAAGTATCATAAGGAAATCATGACAAAGTTTAAACCAAAAGTTATGAAGTCTGAAACTAACAAGAACGATAAGTCTGATGACGGTGACGGTCTTGATGCAGTTCAACCTAAAGCGGTTAAGAAGAAGTTTGGTGACCGTAAGGATAAGGACATTGACAACGATGGTGACGTAGATGACTCTGATAAGTTCTTACACAAAAGACGTAAGGCAGTTTCAAAGTCAATGGGTGAAGCATTAGTATCTGTTGCAGAATCAGTTAGAGCAATGTGGGATGAAGCTGCAAAGAAAACTGAGTCTCAAGATATGGAACAGGACAAAACTGGTGATGGTATGGATGATGACCAGAAACCTAAGAAAACAAAATTGAAGACTGACTCTGGAAAGACGATGACTGATATAGAAACTTCACCAAAAATGCCCAAAATTAAAAATGAGAAGAATAAAGTATAGTGAAACGATTTGATGAATTATATAATTTGGTGGCAGAGGAGAACGAAGAACTTCCAACCATCTATTGCGATATGGATATGGTGCTTTGTAACTTTCTAAAAGGTTCAGAGGAAGTACTTGGAGTACCATTTCCAAAAGCGGATAAGAGGGAGAAGTGGATTAAAATTTCTTCCACTAAAGACTTTTGGGCAAACCTTGATTGGATGATGGGCGCTCAAAGAATGTGGACATTCATAAACAAATATGATGCACACATTTTATCTGCATATTCAACCAAAGACCCAAACAGTCGGAAGGGTAAACTTGCATGGTTGAAGAAGAATGCAAGACTAACGCAAAAGTCTCGTATTCATTTAGTATTGAGAGCAGACAAACAAAAGTATGCAATGATAAACGGTAAATCTAATCTCTTAATTGATGACTATATTAAGAATATTCATGAATGGGAAGCAATGGGTGGAATTGGTATACATCATATATCACCTAGTAACACACTTGCAGAACTAAAGAGACTAGGTTTTAAATAACATAAATAGAAGAGTATATACAAAGTCTTTAAAGGAGAATTAAAATGAGCTCATGGAGTATGAATGATGGCTCTGCATTAACAGGTACTTATACATTCACTAACGCTAGTGCAATAGTACAAGGTAACTCAAGTGCTGATACATCTGAAATCAAAGTTGGTGATATTGTCATTGATGACAACGGAGATAAAGTAAGAGTTGCAAATTTGCAACCTACTAGAACTGTTGCAACATCTGCTGTCAATGCATCAAACGAACAAATAACAATAACAAATCATGGATTTGTTGCAAACACACCGTTAGTATATCGTGCTGGTGGTGGAACTGCAATCGCTGGTACAGGTATTGCAGACGGTGGAACTGTCTTTGTTAAGACTGTTTCAAGTGCAAATGCATTTACTGTATCTGCAACTTCTGGTGGTACACAGATTAATATCACTGGTACAGGTAATAACGCACAGTCGTTCCAAGGAACTTCTACTAAAGCATTTACTGCTGTTGAAGCGTTCACACCATCAACAAATAGTGGTTCTGCTTGTACAGTAACAAGACCCCCTGTAAACTTTGCATCTGGTGGTTCACAGATTGATGCAAATATTTTCGGTATCACTAGTGCAGAAGCAGTTGCTGGTGTAGACAATGTTACTGATATTGCAATCAATGTTGCTGGTGCAAGATATGTACAAGCACCAACTGTTACTATTCCAGTACCAACTGTAAGAACTATTGCAGCTGCAAAAGTTACTACTGCATCTGATTCAATTGAAATTACTGGTCACAATATGAGAACTGGTACAGAAGTTAAATATCAAGACGGTGGTGGAACTGCACTTGCTGGTCTTGCCGATAACACTTCTTACTTTGTAATCAGAGTAGACGCAAATAATATTCAACTTGCATCTTCACTTAGCAATGCAAACGCTGGTACAGATATTACTTTAACTGGACAGGGTAACAATGCACAGACACTTGAAGGTATTCAAGCTGTTGCTGCTGCAACCATTTCTGGTGGAGAAGTAACTGGTATCACAGTTTCTAATGGTGGTTCTGATTATCAAGCAGTTCCTGCTATTACAGTTGAAGTACCTAAAATGACTATTCCTACAAGTGCAGTCAACGCTACTACAAATGTTATTACATTTACTGGACACGGTTTATCTGATACAGACCAAATTACTTACAACCAAATTGGTGGTGGTACTTTGATGACTAACGTAGCAAATGCTGCTACTGTATTTGTAAGAGATAAGACTGCAAATACCTTTAAGATTGCTGCTACTTCTGGTGGAACTGCAATCAATATCGGTACTGGACATAATGCTCAAACATTTACAATTGTAACTGGTGCCACTCAAGCAACTGCTGTTGCATCTCAAGGACTTGGTTCTGATGGAGATACAAACGCAAGTGAGGTTGCTCACATTGGTTGGGTTAAGAAAACCGTAGGTACTGGTGGTCGTGCTGGTAGAGTTCACTATGAAACTCTAGTTGCCGCTTCAAGTATTGGTGGTGATGCAGAAGATGTTGCAACCCCAGATAGTTAATATATAATAGTATATAATTTTAAATAATGGAGATATAGTATGTCAGCATTGACTGAAACTGAAATTAATATAAGAAAACAGACATTGGATGCAGAACTTGTTCAACACAAGTCTGCACTCAATGAACTGGAACAAAAGAAGACAAATATCACTGCACAGATTTATGCCGTAAGTGGTGCAATTCAACAGTGTGATTTGTTTTTACAACAACTAAGTGATGGTAATGATAAAGATATTACCAGTAGCATTCCATCTGAACCAAAGAAGAAAAGGGGTTCAAACAATGTCGCCGCTGCGGTGATGAGTTGATGGTTTATAGGAGATAAAAAATGGCAGATAAGAAAATTACAGCATTAAGTAATCTAGGTAATGCAATCGCTAGTGAAGATTTACTTCATGTAATTGATGACCCAAGTGGTACACCAGTTAATAAACATATTAGTGTGTCAAACCTGTTTAACAACATTCCAACCTATATTGCGTTGGATGGTACTGCACAATCTATTACAGGTAGTGTTGCACCAAATACAACTACTTCAGTCACACACGTTGATTTGAATGGAGTATCTTCAAGTACAACTGCAACTGGAACTTTAGGTGACGGTACAAATGGTCAAATCAAAATTATTGTGATGACAACTGCACCATCAACCAGTTCGACATATAACTTGACAGTAACTAACTGGGGCAGTACTGCAACAGGAACTAACCAAGTACGATTAAACGCAATTGGCGAATCTGCAACTTTATTGTTTACTAACAGTAAGTGGTATGCAATTGCAAGTAATGGTGCTGGTGTAATTAACTAAGGAGTAAAGTTATGGAAACAATCAGATATGGTGCTGGTGGAATGCCGATGCCTACAAAGGTTGAACGAAAAGTTGAACCAGTAGAAAAACCTGCTGAAGTAAAAAAAGAATCTCAAGCTCTTCAAGAAATTCTTGAGGTTAATCCAAATGCTGAAGATGGATTTGATGAAGAAGTGACAGGGGAAGAAAATGAAGACGTTTAATCAATATGTAAAAGAAGGTTCTTCACACGGTGCTGAACCTGTAGATGGAGATATGATGCTTGGTGACTTAACCAGTGATGCAGTTATTGAAAGATTAAATGCATATGTTGGTGCGGTTGCAGATAGAGAATATCTTAATCCAGAAAAAGCAGTTAGTGAGATGAGACAAAAACTCATGAGAGTTGGTCTTCACTTTGGTGATGTTCAATTTACTGAGGAAAGTGGAGAAGTATCTGTTCCTCTAATTCAATACGGTGGTGCATTTGGTAAAAGTGCAGATACACCGATTGACGAGTTTGATGACCAACCAGAGAGTGGACGTTCATTAAACTTTGTATTTGAGAGAACAAGTGGGGGAACGCATAGAATTCTAGCAAAGATTATGTAATTATGTTTGAAAAAATAACCAATGAAAATGTGATGTTATTTGCACTGAAACATTACGACAATCCGCAGTGCGAGGGTGAGAAAGAATTTCATGATGATATGAAGAGGTTCAAGTATATCAAAAGACTTTTGAGAAAATATACTGAACACGGAATATTGAAGGAAAGGTTATTACTCAACCACATAATCGTGCTGAATAATGTGTTCGGGGCAGATGCGTGTTCAACCTTGTTGTTTTTCAAGATTGAACCAGAGTATTGGCCACACTTGAAATCTTTCATGAAATTTCTGGGTATCATACCAGAAAATGAATTGCCAGATGTATTAGAAGATGAGTTTGTATCTGGTGTATTAGGGAAACTATAATGGGTAGAGCGATAGATTTATTTGTAACGTACAGGTTTATTAAGTTACTTACGACTCCGTTTCAAAAGACAGAGGCGTACAAACTTGGTATAATCGACAAACAGGGTCACAGAATTACTGAGCCTGGTACGAACAGACCTACTACATTAAGAACTATTGCAGAAAAGAATGCATATACAGTTCTTCATAAATTAGTTTTTAATATTAAGAAACTCTTTGAGAAGGTGCCTGGGTTGCGTACTAAAGTTGGTACATATGCTGCAGCATTGTTCTTATTAAAGGATACTTTCAAAGAGGGGTTAGAAGACCCACAGATGTTTGAAAAAGAATTCCTCAAGTATTTAAAAGAAAATGGAATGACATTTGATGATACGATTGCAGAGGAAGTTACTTTAGAGAATGGTAAGTTACCAAAAGGTATATATAAGTTAACAAATGATATTGCATTTGATGAGGAAGACGCAAATACACCAGACGCACTGGAAGGTGATGAGGTTCAAGCATTTGAATCAATCGCACCAGAGGATACAATTCTGGGTGTTGATGTATTTCCTGTCATTCATATGCCAACACAGAGTAAAATCTTTGTAAGTGCAGAAGACATTAAAGCAGTAGGAATAGAGGATTTAGAGTTATGAGTTTAAAGTTTCAAGATATTATGAAAAACTTTTACAACGATGAAACACTTGGGATTAAGAATGAAGATGCACCAGTAAATGCAACAGGTGCTTCTGTCGCTGGTACTGGTGATGATAATTCAGTTGTTGTTGTTAAGAAGAAAAAGAACCCATACGATGGTCGAAGAAAAGAATCAAAAGCATTCGTTAAAAGAATGGAAACGCTTCGTGCAAAAAGAGAATCTAAACTCGCAAAGAAAGTTCAAGAGAACACTGACAATTTTGGAGTAGAATATCTTCTTGCAGAAGACAACATTGCAATTCTAAAGAACATCGTAAAAAACAAACAGAATAACAAAATCAAGATGAAGGATGGTACTATGCGTATTGACCTTTTCACTGCATCTGCATTGACACAAGCTCTTGACCAAGTTAAACCAGATACCAAGAAAAAGATGATGGACATTATCAACAAGGGTGGTAAGTCACAATTGATGAAACTGGTTTCTGTAGTAATGAAGTAATGTTATGCACTCATTTAGAGAAGTTGCATATAATTTTCAGAAACCAATCGCAGACCTAAGTGCGAATGCCGTTACGGCTGGTCTTGGTACAATGAATCCAATCGTTGACCTTCATGCACAAAAAGAAATTACCAAAACAGATTTAGACCAACTAGAGAAGTACGCAGACAGATTGTTTGGTGCTGTTGGTATAGATGTAGAATTCACTCGACACTTTCTCGACAGGGTGAATGACGAAAGAAATAAGAAACAAATTACCACTGCTGAACTCACTAGACTTTTTAAACAGTCGTATAAGAAGTTTGGTAAAAAGATAGCACAACTTGGGCCTGATGCCGAAGCGGTGTTAAATGATATGCGAACAGATGTAAATATGCCGTTTGCATTAAATCTCAAAGGGGGTGAGTTAGAACTTGTTGCGAAAACAATTATGCGTAAGAAGGACTTTAAAACTCGTAATACAAAACTTGCCTTTGAGCAATATAGGAGACTAAAATGATAAATTGGATAAAAAACAGAGTTGGTGAAAGAACATCTTGGGATGGTGCAGTATGCATTGGACTAGGACTTATGATTCTATTCATGGCACCACTTGCGAAGATTGCTGCTGGTATTGCAATCGCATGGGGTATCTGGACAATTTGGAAATCTGAATGAGTGATATTCAGTCAGAAACAGAAAGAACTGCTGTAGAGTTTGATACAGATGGTTCGGTAAAAAGCATTGTCGTTGATGATGCTGGAAACATGGGTGACGTTCAAGCAGGGATAGAGTTTATATATCATATGCGTGAACACCTATTAGACATTGGAGTTGCAACACTATATGGTATCGTTGTGTATGCTCTAGTCTTATGGATTAAAAGGAAACTATCATGAATATGAAATTTAGTATTGGTGTATTGATTGCGATTGTGTTGCAAGTATCTGCCTTTGTATGGTGGACTGCACAACAGGCGCAGACGATTTCACAGTTGAATGAACAGGTGTCTGAACTCACAAGTCGAATGACTATGGAGAATGATATCAATATGAAACGTGATATCGCAGACTTAAAAGCAAAGTTAAAGGAAACTGATGAGTTTGTAACACAGAACTATCAAAATATCACTGACTTAATTGACTTTGCAACATTCACTGAAAATAGATGGGCAGATGATTATGCTAATGACCCATCTTATGAAAGAATGTTTGGAACAAAGGCACCTAAAGAATGATTAGACTATACGCAATTATATTCGTGGTTGCATTACTTGGCGGTGTTGCTTATGCCGCCAAGTATTACTACGATACAACACAAGCAACCATTGGACAATTGCGAGAGAATACTGCAAAACTAGAGGTTGCAAATGAAGAGAACCAAGCAACTATCACGAAGATGACAGAAAATAGTGTAAGGTTAAACGCACTCACTGACCAACTAAATGAGAACTTGAGAAAGTCTGAGACATATGGAGATGAGTTGCGTGAGACATTAAACAAACACAATCTAACCCACCTTGCAAACAAGAAGCCTGGGTTGATTGAAAAGAGGATGCAAAATGCGACAGATAAACTATGGGTTGACCTTGAGTCTGCTACTAGTGACAACGCTACTTCTGAGTAGTTGTTCTAGTTTTTATAAACCAGAGAAACAAGTTGTTACGGTAACAAAATTAGTTGAGAGACAGATACCGACTGTTCCTCATCCTAAACAAGTACGAATGAATGAAATTAAGATATATGTCGTTTCACCAGAAGAAAACTTTGAGAAATTCAAAAAAGAATTTGAGGCAAAGAATGGTGCAGATTCATATATTGCATTATCTGTCAAAGATTATGAAAACCTATCAAAGAACTTTGCAGAACTGAGAAGGTATATTGAACAACAAAAACAAATTATACTCTATTATGAGGAGGCGGTCAAACCGTCAGAGGAGAAGATAGATGGAACAGATGATTAATGTCGTTACTGATTTAGCAGTAACATGGTGGCAATTTACTGTAGTTGGTATACTAATTGCAGTAGGTTTTATTATCAATATGTTTGGTGTTGATAGTAAAACGAAGAGAATAGGATTTGAGTATAACGTAATGCCACAACTAAGACCAATTCCAATCCCAACCGCAGGCAAAGGATTTTGGAGTGCGATTTGGATGTGGTTAACTGGTACTCGTCATTGGGAAGTCGCAGATGATTGGTCATTTACTATTATGGGAGAAAAGTATATTATCCCACAGGGTTTTAGATTTGATGGAGCATCTATTCCTAAGTTCTTACATACATGGTTATCCCCAACAGGCGTATTGCTTATGGGTGGACTAGTACATGACTATGCTTATAAGTATGCAACTCTACTTAAATCTGGTCAGAAAGAAACTATGGGTAAGATTACCCAGAAACAATCAGACCAAATCTTTAGAGATATTAACATTGAACAAAATGGTTTTCACTTCCTTAACTACTTAGCATACTATGCTTTGAGACTTGGTGGTTGGGTTGCATGGAACGGTCATAGAAAAAGAAATGAAGAGGTTGAAGTTAGTAAATAATCTGACAAAAAACAATGTCAAATTATTACGATTGTCAAAGTTTTGACAATACCTAAATAGTAATGGAGAAGTGAGATGAGTAATAATACTGCAAAACTGTCAGATGATACCCAAGTGGCAATGCCATTACGGAATATATTATCTATTATCGCTGGAGCTGCAATTGCAACTTGGGCGTATTTTGGTATCATTGAAAGAATAAATAATTTAGAAACTGAGAATACTCTAATGTCCTCTGATTTGGAAAAGAATACTGAGTTCCGAATTAAATGGCCAAGAGGAGAGATGGGTGCGTTACCAGCAGACGCAGAACAATTTATGCTAATAGAACATATTGCTGGAGAACTAGAAAAATTAACAATAGAAATAGAAACAGGAAAAGCACCGTTTGACCAGCAACAAAAGTTAACACTAGAATTTTATGAAACAAGAATTCAAAAACTAGAAACACAAATTGATGCACTAAAAGATAAGATGGTAAACGGGCAGAAAGCGCACTAATATGAAAGTAGTAGAATTTGTACTTTTGTTATATATGAGTGGTGGTGAACTATTAGAATATTCGGTTAGAGATGGTTTAAGCGAATGTTTATCAACAAAAAGAACTATGGAACGTAACATGACAATTGACCCAAATAATACAACAGGTACAAGGATTAGTTGTCAAAAACTAGAAGTCGTAATTGATGAAACTGGTGACATACTTGAGTTTACTCAAGGGATGCCAGGAAAAGGGGGCAAGTAATTGTCTGTGGAAACTGAAATTGCATTGTTAAAAAGAGAGGTGGATGACATGAAAGGCATCTACTCTAGACTTGATACCGCTATCGAAAAAATAGCAGATGTATCAAGTTCTTTACATACAATCATGGCAGTACATGAAGAGAAATTAATTAGACAGGAAGAAGCATTGGACGAACAAGAGAAAAAACTTACAGAGAATATAATGGATTTACATTCTCGCATTACTTCTAATGCTAAAGAAACCAACAAGGCTATGGGCGATATGGAACGTAGACTTGTAGAACAAATGAATGCACATAGTAAAACAGAAGAAGAACATTTTCGCAAGATGCGTGAAGAATTATCCACTAGAGTGGGTGTTCTTGAGAAGTGGAGATGGCTTATTATCGGTGGTGCAATAGTAATTGGATTTATTATCCAAAAGGTCTTGACAATCAACCTATAACTGTATATACTCTATCTTATGAGTATGTACATAGACCTAAAATATCTTAATCTAATATCACATAGACTACAACGGTTCAAGAAGAAGAGCGATTATCTCTGGAACTTTCGTTGTCCGTTTTGTGGAGATTCCAAAAAAAGTCAGTCAAAGGCAAGAGGATTTGTCTTTCGCAAGAAGAGTGACCTATTCTACAAATGTCATAATTGTAGTATGGGAACTAATTTATCTAATTTGATAAAACTCATAGACTCTAAGGTTCATGATGACTATATATTAGAACGGTACAAAGAAGGTCACACCGCAACAGGTAGGGGTGGTCATGTCGAGAATCCAAAATTCGATATACCGAAACCTGTTTTTAAACAAAAGGGTATCTTTGAAAATGTCAAATCTTTTAGGGAAATTGGAAAAAAGCATCCTGCTTATCGGTTCATTGAAGACCGAAGAATTCCTAATGATACTGATATCTTCTTGTGCAATCAGTTTTATTCTTGGACTAACGAGTTAGTTCCAAATAAGTTCCCCACCTTGGATGGCGACCACCCAAGGATGGTAATACCGTTTCGTGATTCCAATGGTGATATATTCGCATATCAAGGGAGAGCGTTTGGGAAAGAAAAACCAAAGTACATCACCATCATACTTGATGAGAGTGTACCGAAAATATTTGGACTTGATAGGGTGGATACTTCTAGGGATATTTTTGTCGTGGAAGGCCCTATTGATAGTCTTTTTATACCAAACTGTATTGCGGTGGCTCAAAGTGATTTGCGTGTACCTCAATACAAAGACAAGGCAGTTCTTGTTCCAGATAATGAACCAAGGAACAAGGAAGTAATTAAACAAATTGAACAGGCAGTTGAAGAAGGTTATAGGGTTGTTGTGTGGCCAGATTATGTGCGACAGAAAGATATAAATGATATGATTTTATCTGGAATGGACGCTCCAGAGATTATGGAACTTATACATAACAATACCCTTCAAGGATTAACAGCAAAGGTTGCCCTTCAAACATGGAAAAAAATATAGGAGTTATTAAATGCAAACAGCAGAGATTGTGGAGTTCCCAATGGTGAAGGACTCTAAGTACTTGGGTATAACTATTGATTTAGATAGAGACAAAACATTATCAGAACAAGCACGAAAATTATTAAAAGATTATTATTGTATTGAGGGTGAAGATAGTCCACAACAAGCATTTGCAAGAGCAGCAGTTGCATATTCATATGACGATATAAAACTTGCACAAAGAATTTACGATTACGTTTCTAAGGGGTGGTTCATGTTTGCATCACCTGTATTATCTAATGCACCTTTGCCAGGCGGTAAAGTGAAAGCATTACCTATTTCTTGTTTTTTAACTTATGTACCAGATTCGTTGGAAGGTCTTATTGACCATACAGCGGAACTACGTTGGCTTTCTGTGAAGGGTGGTGGAGTTGGTGGACACTGGAGCGATATTCGTGCTGTGTCTGACAAAGCACCAGGCCCTATGCCGTTCTTGCATACCGTTGATGCAGACATGACGGCATACAGACAGGGTAAGACAAGGAAAGGTTCTTATGCAGCTTACATGGATGTTTCTCATCCAGACATCATAGAATTCTTAAACATGAGAGTTCCTACTGGTGATGTAAACCGTAAGAACCTTAACTTGCACCATGCTATTAACATTACTGATTCGTTCATGCGAGCAGTAGAAAGAAATGAGTGGTGGGATTTAAAAGACCCTAATGATGATACAGTTCGTGAGACAATGAGAGCAAGGAAGTTGTGGGAACAAATTTTAGAAGTAAGATATCGTACAGGTGAACCATACTTGAACTTTATCGACACTGCTAATCGTGCAATGCCCCAAACTCAAAAGGATAAGGGTTTAAGAATTCACGGTTCAAACTTATGTAACGAAATTCACTTACCAACATCTGAAGAAAGAACAGCAGTATGTTGTTTATCTTCAGTGAATGTTGAGTTGTTTGATGATTGGAAAAATTCAGAAATGATTGCTGACCTTGTTCGATTCTTGGACAACGTGTTACAATTCTTTATTGACAATGCACCAGATGATATCAGTCGTGCAAGATACTCTGCTGAACAAGAGCGTTCACTTGGTCTTGGTGCGATGGGATGGCATTCATTCTTAAACAAAAAAAGAATTCCATTTGATGGTGGTCAAGCAGATGTATGGAACGCAGTTGTATTTCAACATATTCAGAAACAAGCAATTGCAGAAAGTCTAAGGTTGGGTATGATAAAAGGAGAGGCACCAGATATGGAAGGAACTGGTAGACGTAACGCACATCTACTTGCAATCGCTCCGAATGCAAACAGTTCTATTATTTGTGGTACTTCACCATCAATCGAACCCTTGAAAGCAAATGCATATACACATAGAACTAGAGCAGGGTCACATCTTGTAAAGAACAAATATCTTGCAGAGGAACTTGAAAAGGTTAATAAGAATACAGATAAGGTGTGGAATGATATTATTACTAATGGTGGTTCTGTACAACATTTAAAGTTTTTATCTGATTCTATAAAAGAAGTTTTCAAAACAGCAATTGAACTTGACCAGAATAAACTAGTAGAGCAAGGTGGTGACAGACAAAGATTCCTATGTCAAGGTCAATCATTGAATCTATTTTTTCCTGCTGGTGCAGAGAAAAAGTATCTACATCAAGTACACTACAATGCATGGAAGTATGGTTGTAAGGGTCTTTATTATTTAAGAACCGAAACTAGTCAACGTGCAGAGAACGTATCTGAAAAGGTAGAAAGGAATGCGTTAAAGGACTATGAATCACAAGCTGTTGCACAATCGCAAGATGAGTGTGTAGCATGCCAAGGGTAATTCAGTTAACAGAAAAAGCAAGAGAATATTTAAAAGAAGTAGGTAAACCAAATGTTTACTTATCAGTAAAAGGTGGGGGATGTTCTGGTTTCCAATATGTTTGGGAAGTAACAGAGAAAGAACCTACCGTTGAAAATTTAGTGATAGACCCAGTAGCAGAGATGTTTGTATTGGGTTGCACTGTAGATTATGTTACAGAGTTGGGTGGTTCATTTTTAAAAGTGAGTAACCCAAATGCAACTGCATCCTGTGGATGTGGCGAAAGTTTTGCAGTATAGGAGATGGTATTATGCCACCAAGAAATCATAAGAATTGGATTAAGACGCCTAACGTAGAATATATCTCTAGTGAATGTTATAATAACAAAGACATTTTTGAGCAAGAACAAGAACAAATTTTTAGTAAGGTCTGGGTGCCGATGTGTCACAAATCAGAGATGCCAAATCCAGGCAATTTTAGAACAACACAAATTGCCGGCGTTAATGTTATTGCAGTCAATAACGGTGATACAATTAAATCTTATCTGAATACAGGTAAGATTAATACACCAGCAGGAACAATGACTAGAGTAGAATTCCTAATGAATGACTATAAGGAGTTATACACAGAAGTTAAACATGGTGGAATGGTGTGGACAACACTAAACGAAAACCCCACACAAAGTGTTGATGAGTGGACTGCTGGTGCGTTTGATTGCATTGCAGAAGCAATTGATACTGAAGAGATGGAAGTCTTTCATTATCATAAAGCAGTAATAAACACAAATTATAAATTGTGGCATGATACTAACAGTGAATTCTATCATGACTTCATGCATTACTTTAACAGAGTGAGTGGATTTAATGATGAGTATTTTGCTCGTAAGAATATACCATTTGATAATGGTCATGTGAATGTAAGTTCATTTACAGTTAATTATGAAGAGTACGAAGGTTTTGAAGACAGGGGTGAACTATCATTCCCCAACCTACCACCAAATCAGTGGTATATGGTTGACCTGTTTCCAGGCTTTAACTTTAACCTAAGAGGAAGTGCATATCGTTCA